AGGATCGACCTCAACGCGATTTGCATTGATGCTGACGGCGACGCACTGAACTGGGAAGTGGACGACGGCACCTTGCCGACTGGCCTCACACTTGACGATGGCGACATTGACAGCCTCGGCAATGCGGTCCCCGAGACCGGCCTTATCTCGGGCACGCCGACAACTGAGGATGAGAGCGGTGAAGTCCTCACTTTCTCAGTCACCGATCCTTCGGGCCTGGTCGAGCATTTCTTCATGACGATCTACGTCATCAACACCTGGTCGATGGTGAACTGCGTCACCAACACAGCCTCCGAGTGCGCCGAGGAAGTGGTCGTTGCCGCCCCGTGGCGCGCGGACGATGTGGGTATCACGATTGACGGGATGGTCTGCGACGCTGGCACTCCCGGCTTGGTGCTCACTCAGGACCCGGCTTCCGGCGCCCAGCTTGCAGCCTTCGCCCCGATCACGCTCGACCTGTCCCGCCTCTGCACCGCGGCAAGTGGAGCCAAGTCGAGGCTCGGACTTGGGCTGGGGGTTCCGTGACCCCTCCCTTGTGCTATCTGGAAAGTATCTTGTATATTCCCCAAGGGAACGTCGTTCCCAACACGTGTAAGGAGAAGTGACATGCCGATCAGTGGAAAGTTTCTGGGCGAATCGAAGGGCAACAAGAACCTTCCCCCCTGCCGCGACGCGGGCTCACAGGGTGGATCTGGCGAAGGCCATTCGGGCGGCCCGTCTGCCAAGTTCATTGGCGAGACAAAAGGCAACCGCGATCTGCCGACGAACCGCTCGAGCGGCGTCAAGCAGGGCGGGTACAAGGGCAAGTAATGAAGCAGTCCAAAGGTTCCAAGCAGGTGAAGATGATGAACCTGTCAAGCCTGGACGGGGTGTACGACGTTTCCCTCGGGAACGAAGCAGCCTCGAAACCAGCGCCTGCGAACTACGCCAGGAGCGAGCATACACAGCGTCACCCGGAGCTTGGCTCCTACGACGACGTGAAGGCCCGTCTGGCCAAGGCTGGTATCTCCTGACGCCTCGGCAGATCGAGGCGTTGGTGCGACTCCGGGGCAGCCCGGATTTTGACCATGTGGTGGGGCTAATGCGGGGATACGTTGCGGAGTACATGGAAGTGTTGATGGTGGCCCAAGACGAAGTGCAAATGCGCCAGGCGCAGGGTGCCGCTCGTGCCGTCCAGCAACTTGTCGATGACTACGAAAGCGCCCCCGACTCCCTCAACAAGTTGCAGAAGTAGGAGAAGACGCATGTCCGTTGCGCTCCCCAAAGCAGTCCAGCAGCAGATCAAAGCTGCCAATGAGCTCCACCAGCAGTTGATGGCTCCGCCACCTCCCGAGGTGCCGCCTGAGGTTCCGCCGGAAAATGTTAACAGCCCTGTTAACACGGCGCCGCCTCCCGAGCCGACGGACTTTGAACATCGGTACAAAGTGCTGCAAGGGAAGTACAACGCGGAAGTCCCGCGCTTGCAGCGCCAGGTGAACGACACGAACGTGCACCTCCAGCAACTCCAGCAGCAGCTCATAGCTACTCAGGGGATGCTGGCTTCGTTTGGCCAGAGGCAGGCTGCGCCCGCCCCGACACCGGCGCCTCCGGTTCGGCTGGTCAAGGACGAGGAAATCAACACGTTCGGGAAAGACCTTCACGACTTCATCAGCCGGACGGCCCAAGAGACCGTACAGCCGCTGCTTGAAGCTCGTTCCAAGGTGATCGAGCAGCAGGTCAATGAGACTCGGAACACCGCGACGCAAGCGGTGCAGCGGGTGTCAGAGGCCGATAAGCAGCGCGTACTTGCTTTGCTGACGGACCAGGTAGAGAACTGGCAGGGCATAAACCAGGCACCCGAGTTCCTGGAATGGCTCAGCCAGTACGATCCCTACTCGGGTCGCCGGCGCGGTGAGCTGCTTAGGGAGGCGTACAGCGCCTACGACGGTCCGCGCGTCGTGGGAATTTTCAAGGGTTTTCTGACCGAACACGCGACAGTCGCGCCGCCAGCCGCTGCTCCCGCCCCCGCCCCTCAGGCGCAGGCAGAATCACAGCGCACGCTGGAAGAATTTACGGCACCGGGGACGACAAAGCCCCCGGGAGCGACTAGCGCTCCAGAAGGAAACAAGCGGATTTGGACTGAACGCGACGTAAAGAAGTTCTACGACGACTGTACCGCTGGCAAGTACCGGACGAACATGAAACGCCGGGACGAGATCGAGCGGGATATCTTCGCAGCGCAGGCTGAAGGTCGCTTTCGCTAACCGTTAAGTTATTCCACCAGGAGCATTAGTCATGGCTTACACAATTTCCGGCAGTCCGTACATTGGCTCTAACCAGAGCCCGGCGTACACCGGTATTTTCATCCCGACCCTCTGGTCGGGCAAGCTCGTCGAGAAGTTCTATGCCGCAACCGTGCTTGGCGCGATTGCGAACACGGACTACGAAGGCGAGATCAAGAACCAGGGTGACACGGTCAAGATTCGCACTCGGCCGACCATCACCATCGCTGACTACGAAGTCAACCAGGCCCTCACGGTCCAGCGTCCGTCCAGCAACCTCGTCGAGCTCACCATCGACAAGGGCAAGTACTTCAACCTTGCGCTCGACGACGTGATGGAAGTGCAGGCGGACCTCGATCTCCTCAGCCTGTGGGCGGAAGACGCCTCCGAGCAGATGAAGATTGCCGTGGACTCGCAGGTTCTCACGAGCCTGTCGACCACGACCGACATCAACGCATCGAACCGCGGCAACGCGGCCGGCGCGCTGTCGGCGAACATCCGTCTCGGCCTCGGCGGCAACCCCCTGTACCTCGGTGCAGCGGCTGCCGGCACGGGCGTGGGTAACGACACCTCGAACGAGATGTCGGTCCTCGACGCAATCGTCAACTTCGGTCAGGTCCTCGACGAGCAGAACATTCCGGAAACCGGCCGCTGGCTGGTCCTCCCGGCATGGGCCTGCGCGATGATCAAGAAGTCCGACCTCAAGGACGCCTCGCTCTCGGGTGACGGTACGTCGATCCTTCGCAACGGCCGCCTCGGCATGATTGATCGCTTCACGATCTATCTGTCGAACCAGCTGCCGGTGGACGGAAGCTACTCCTCGCACTACAGCATCTTCTTCGGCACGAACGCAGCGCTGACCTTTGCAGCGCAGTTCACGAAGATGGAGACGCTGCGGTCCGAGTCTTCGTTCTCCACCCTGGTCCGTGGACTGCAGGTCTACGGCTACAAGGTGGTCAACGGCGTAGCGATGGCCCGCGCAGTAATCGCCAAGGGCTAATCCCTAGGCACGAGCCCCCCGGGGTAACACCCGGGGGGTTTTATGGGGGCGCCATGGCAAAGACTTACCAGACCGCGATAGATGAAGCGCGTGAGATCCTTCAGGACACGGTAGAGGAATTCCGCTACAGCGACGGAATGCTCCTGAACGTCCTGAATCGCGCCCTTCAGGAAGTCGCTCGCATTCGCCCAGACGCTTACTGGGACACTTTTTCAGCCAGTGATATCGTGGTCCCGGAGATCGAGACCGCTGATCTTGGCGACACGTTCCTTCTCCCCATGCAGTTCTACTCGCCGATAGTGAGCTTCATTGTCGCGTGGGCGGAGATCGTGGACGACGAATACACGCAGGACGGACGCGCCGGCCTGCTCATACAGCAGTTCAAAGCACAGGTGCTTAGTCTGTGAGCGAATCACTCTCTACCTGGCTCAAGGACATTCTCCCCCACACGCCGGGCGTCGTACGCACGGTCGCGCGCCGGGAGCTTATTCAGGCTGCCAAGGAGTTCTTCCGGGAGTCGTACGCTTGGCGGGCGACCTTGGATGCGGTTGATGTGACGCAGGGGGTGACGGCATACACCGCCACCTCGCCGATCACCAACGTCGACATTCACCAGATCCTCGACATTGAGTTCAACGGGCTGCCGCTCCGCGGCATCGTGGATCGCCCCCGCGGCGTGCGCCCGACTGGCACGCCCACCCAGTGGTACTCCACCGGCACGGACACCTTCGAGCTGTGGCCTGAGCCTGTCCAGACGGACGCAGCGACGATGATAGTCCGGGTGGCATTGGTCCCCTCGGACGATCTCGACGAGCTCCCTGATGCCATGTACAGGCGCTACAAGGATGCCGTTGAAGACGGGACGCTGGGGCGGCTGTTCTCGCATCCGGCCAAGCCCTACTCGAACCCGACCATGGCCACGTATCATCTCACCCGCTTCCGGGAAGCCATTGGCTACGCCGCGGCACAAGGGAAGCAGGGCAACATCAACGGGCAGAATTGGACGTTCCCGTGCTTCGGGAAGTAAGGAGTTGCGGTGGCTATCCAGAAATACTCGAATAACGCCTCGTCGGTACTGGCGGTGTCGATCACCGACGTCGCCCTGTCCCTGCAAGTGGGGGCAGGCCACGGAGCGTTGTTCCCCAGTCCCACCGGCGGCGACTTCTTCCTCGTCACGCTGGTCGACTCGGCTGGCCACGTGGAGATCGTCAAGGTCACCGGGCGTAGCACGGACGTCTTCACGATCCTGCGTGCGCAGGAGAGCACCACAGCCCGCGCCTGGGTCGGCAATGCTTGCCGGGTAGAGCTCCGTGTCACCGAGGGCACGCTCGAGCGGTTCGTGCAGATCGACGGGATCAACGGCCTCGCGCAGGATATCGACGTCAACGGCAAGATCCTCACCGATGCGGTGATGGTCGGCCTACAGATCACGGACGAGACGACCATCGGCGGCGCCTCTCCGGTGTTCAAGCTCGATGAGACCGACGCTCCGTCCAACCAGCGCATTTGGCGCTTCGACGTTGCGGCCGGCGTGCTTCGCCTGCGTACCCGTACCGACGTAGACGGCACTGGCGAAAACATCCTGACGGCCACGCGCTCCGGCTCGGCCGTATCGCAGATCGACCTCGGCAACACCACGAGCAACCCCGCAGTTCGGCTTCTCGGTTCCGGCGGACTCGAGCTCGGCCACGCAACCGACACGTCACTTACGCGGTTGAGCGCAGGCGAACTTGGCGTTGAGGGCAATAAGGTCTGGCACGCTGGGAACATAGTTCTCGCAGCCGGCACCTACTCCCCCACGCTTGTCGCCGGGGCGAATATGGCCAGCGTGTCGCTACTTGGGCTCGCTCAGTACATTCGTGTGGGTAGCATCGTGCAGGTGTCCATGCGCGTAAACGCCGATCCGACTGCCGCTGGTGTTTGCGCCTTCACAGCTTCGTTGCCGATCCCGTCTGTTTTCGCCGACGCGACCAACGCCCATGGCTTGACTTCTGAGGGCGGCGAAGTGGGCGCGGATGTTGCCTCCGCTGGCCTGTCGGCGTTCTGGACCGCACCATCCGGCATCTCTGCAACTGTGCGGGTGGTAGCCACCTACCTGATCATCTAATGGGCACAGTAATCAAGCTGGAAGACTTCGGGGGAATGGTCCCTCGGCTTTCCCCGCGATTGCTGCCACCCAACATGGCCACAGTCGCGAGGAACATCAAGCTCCTCAACGGCGAGGCGCGCGGCTTCCGGCTGCCGAAGGAGATCACCGATCTCTCCAGCGAGCCGTTCACAGTCAAGCGCGCGTACCGCATCCAGTTCCCGGAGCTCTACGATCTCTACGGCGATACGGACGACTTCTGGATGGCGTTCGACTCGCTGAACGTCGACATTGTCCGCTCGCCCATAGTCAACGACGCCTACGACCGCTACTACTGGGCTGGCGACGGCCGCCCCAAGTACAACACCCGCAACCGCATTGTTGCCGGGAGCGACCCGTTCTACCTCGGCGTGCCGCGGCCGGACAACGCGCCGACGGTTACTCCGCCAACCGGCGTGACCCTGACGCGCGCCTACGTCTACACCTTTGTGTCAGCCTATGGGGAAGAGAGCGCGCCATCCGACCCCACGCTCGCCGTTGGCGCTGCCGGCGCCTGGACGATCTCGAACCTCGATACGACGGTCACCAACTCGGGGCAGCGCAACATTACGCGCAAGCGGATCTACCGCACGGTGCCGGGCAACAACTCGTCGCTGTTCTTCTTCGTGACCGAGATCGGCATCTCGGAAACCTCGCATGTCGACCTGCAGGAGGACGACGAAGTCGCCTCGAACAACACGCTCGAGACCGCGGAGTGGGGTGAACCGCCGCCGGAGATGGAAGGCTTCGTGGTGATGCCGAACGGCTACCTCGTCGGCTGGGCCGGCCGCCGCCTGCTGTTCAGCGAGTCATACCGCCCGCATGCGTGGCCAGCTGGCTATGAGCTGTCCACCGAGTTCGAGATCGTCGGCCTTGCCGTGTGGGGCAGCACGCTGATCATCGGCACCAAGTCGCAGCCGTACCTCGGCCAGGGCGTCACGCCGTCGAGCTTCACGATGCAGAAGATGGACTCCGTGGAGCCGTGCCTGTCCCGCCGCGGGATGGTCGCGACGGTTCTCGGTGCCTACTACCCGTCGATCAACGGGCTGGTCCTGCTGAACACTTCGGGGCTGTCGCTGGTCACGCAGGACATTCTCACGAAAGAAGAGTGGGCCGCCTACAACCCGAGCGACATTTTCGCTGCGCAGCTGGGGCTCCAGTACATCGGGTTCAACTCGTCCGACTTCGGCTTCGTGTTCAACCCCACGGAACCCAAGACGAAGCTGGTAGAGCTGGACCAGTTCATCAACGTCGCCGGCATCGAGACGGACCACTACACTGGCAACATCAACCTGATCAATGACGACCGTGTCCTTGACTGGGACCCGGAGAACAGCATCCGCCTGTTCTGGCGTTGGCGCTCGAAGGAGTTCCACCTCCCGTCCCACACCAACTTCGGCGCGGCCAAGATCAAGTTCAACACCGAGATCGACGCCCTCGACGAAGAGGCGCTCGCTGAGTTCACCGACTACAACCAGGACCGCTACGACGCGGGCGCGCTGGACACGATCAATGGCCATGCGATCAACGGCATTGAGACCATCTACGATATGTACAACGAGCCGGTCGAGTACGCATTCCCGCAGTGGGTAGGCGCACTCAACGGCGGTGGCCTGTATGACCTTGCACTTCTCGCCGCGGAAGTACCGGCCGTCCGGTTCACCGCGTACGTCCTGCCCGGTGGCGGAGCTGGTCGTGTCACGGTGTTCGACAAGGTCGTGTACGACGAGAACATCATCCGCCTTCCCGCCGGATTCAAGCGCGATGTGTGGCAGTTCGAGCTGACTTCCAACACGGAGGTTTACTCGGTCACTATCGCTGAGACCGGCAAAGACCTGGGCCGCGCGTGAGCGCCCTAGCCCGGCCCAACAGGAAGACTCCTTCCCGTGCGGCAATCTCGGATGACCCGAAGTCGCACGGCGACGTGCTGCGCGCACTCATGGAGGCGATGGACGTCGGCGAGCGGCGCACCCGTGACATACCGAGCAGCTTCGTGCGGGTCAAAGACCTGGCCGACATGGGGCTCATCAGCATCACCGACGGCAAGTTCAACATCCGCCTGCCGGACTACGACCCTCGCCTCAACTCCAGCAGCGTCGCCATCTCTCGTGAGTTCTATGTGGAGAACTACGGCGGGGTTGGCGACGGCATAACTGACGACAAGCTGGCGATACAGGCTGCGATTGACGCGGCCGAAGCAGCGGCCGGGGGTACGGTCGTACTCATGCCGCTCCACAAGGTCGGGTCGGGCCTGACCATCGAGAGCCATTGCGTTGTTCTGCGCGGCCGCAACGGGGCGACGCGCAGCACCGGGCTCGACTACGGCACCCGCATCATCTACACCGGCAGCGGTGTGGCGTTGAAGTGCGGCGTTGTCGCATCGCAGCAGGGCATCGTGCTGGAAGGGTTCCGGTTGGAGAACCAAGGCACCGGGACGGTAGGAATCTGGATGTTCAACTGCCAGAACTTCCGTGCCAAGGACGTCCACGTTCGCGAGTTCAGTGCCGACCAGTGGCTGGACGAGTGCGACACCAACGCCTCCAGCATCTACAAGTCGTTCGAGAACGTCTCTGGCTGGAAGGCTGACGGCACCGCGGTGGGTCTCCGGCAGGTGGAAGGCGCGGGCAAGGCGACGAACAACAACCTGTTCATGCAGGCTCACTTCGGCAACAACCTCGTCGGCATCCAGCAGGACTCGGAGTGCCACGAGAACGCATTCATTATCCTCGAGCTCGGCAACTGCGGCACCGGGGCAAAGATCCGTGGCCGCACCAAGTTCGACGGCGCCAACATCGAGAACTGCACGGTGGGTATCGAGCTCGTCACCGGCTCGGCCTACTCGATCTCGGGCTCCATCCACTTCGCGAGCAACGGCACCGACGTCGTCAACGCGGACGGGCGCGGGTTGTTCTGCTCCATGCAGAGCGGCGGTGCTGGCAACTCGTGCGGCGTGAACCCGACCAACACGGCATGGGGATTCCGCGGCCGCGTGCCGCCGACCACCGGCGGGTTGAACCTCTCCACCACCGACGGCGACCCGGTGATCCAGCGCTCCGACACGGAGCAGATGAAGTTCGTCTCCGGCCGCGTGTCCATGAGCGTGCCGCTGCGCATGAAGTCGTACACCGTGGCGACGCTCCCCGCCGGCTCGCAGGGGGACAGGGCCTACGTCACCGACGCCAACGGCCCGACGTTCCTTGCCACCGTGGCCGGTGGCGGCGCGGTGGTTACCCCCGTCTTCTACAACGGCACCAACTGGGTGTGCGCGTAATGCCGGGCTTCAGTCAGGTGTCGAAACAGCGGCTCGCGACCTGCGATGCCAGGCTGCGGGCGGTCCTCGAGGAGACCATCAAGGAGATCGACTTCATCGTGCTGGAGGGGCACCGGGGGCAGGCGGATCAGGATAAAGCCTTCGCTGAGGGCAAGAGCAAGCTGAAATTCCCGAAGGGCAAGCATAACGCTCTCCCTTCCCGCGCGGTCGACATTTGGCCGTATCCCCCTGATGGGACACTGAATTGGAAGGATGTGGTGGCCGCCGGCCGGCTCATGGGCTATATCCAGCGGGTTGCGAAGGAGATGGGTATAAGGCTACGCTTCGGCCTTGATTGGGATGGGGATTTCCGGACGGCTGGTCCAACCGACCCGGGTGAGTCTTTTCTAGATGCGCCACACGTGGAGATACTCGGACCGTGAACGTACCAGAGAATATTACCCGGGCCGAACAGACGAAGTACCTGTCGAAGGAATTTGTCGTCGGTCTCATAATTCAGCTGATAGCTTTCCTCGTCATCGGCGGGGTGGCATACGGTTCGATCACCACCGAGGTCTCCAACAACTCCGGCAAGATCCAGGACCTGAAATCTAACCAAGTCAGTGGCGAGCGCGTGAAGGCGCTAGAGGTCGAGGTTGCCAACCTGAAGGAAGCGGTCATCGACCTGAACGGTTCTGTCAGGGAATTGAACCGCACCATTGAGCGCCGCAAGCGCGTTGACCCTGATCAGTAAGCCGTTTA